ATATTAGTCAAGATTTCCAAGATCAACCAAGAAATACACCTTTCTCTGAAATAGGTAGATATGATATTTCTGGAAATAAAGAAAATAGATTTATTGTATATGTAAAAGATAGATTATTTGAGGGTGAGAGGCAATTAATGATGGTCAATGCTTTATTTGATCCTCTTAGTGGCCAATCAATGATTAACCAGTATGGTCAAGTAGATACTGTAAAGGATCTTGGTTCAATGGATTCTACTGTTGATGGTAGTGAAGCAGTTCTTAGATTCTTCCCAACTAAGAGTGAATTTAATAATTATAACGTAACAACACTTTCATACAACCTCAATGAACTTGGTTTATCAACTTCTCTAACTGTAGGTACATCAACTGCCATAGGAGCATCATCAAATCCAGTTGGAGCACTTGTTCACATCGGTGCTGCTACAACATTAGGTGGATCTGCTCATGGTGGTGGTGAGTTTATCATAGCAACTGTAGGAACTGCATCTACAACAGGTATTGCACTCACTTCAGGATCTAGAAATTATAGTGCTGCTGATACAGCTCAATATCAATTATTCAACCCAAGATCTGCTAAAGTTATTGTTTCTATCGCAACAAGTGAAGGAACTGTAGAATATAATGAACTAAGTCTTGTGATGCATCAAAGTGCCGTAGGTTTAGGATCTACCGTAGCATTTGAACAGTATGGTCAGTTAACAATTCATAATAGAAGAGATAATCTTGCTTCAGAACCATTGGGAACATTCAGACCACATATAGTTGGTCTTGGAACCACTGCTGCAGTTCAGATAGGATTTACACCAAATGCTGGTATTGTAACTGCATTTGTTAATACTGTTACTATAGGAATATCATCAGAATCATTTACTGGTGTTGGAACTTTACCGTTAAAGAATGCTTCATTAATAGCAAAATCTACAACAATTCCAGCAAGTGCTGCACCAGAGCCTGTGGGTGTTGGTAGTTATACTCAAGAGTTTGATGGTGCGTATGCTATTGTTCAAATCAAAGATACTTTAAACGATACATATGAGTTTGCTGAATTAATGATGGTTGATGATGATAATCGTGTATTCATGACGGAGTATGGAAATATTGTAACTGGTGCTGGTGCAACAACTGGTATTGGAACTATATCTGGTGAAAAAGGTGGTCACGGTGATTGTGATACTGAAATAAAGTTTGTTCCAAATGCAAATATACCAGTTGAAGTTAAAACAGTTATACATGCTCTTAAAGTAACTGAAACTTCTAGTGCTCCAACAAGTGTTGATTTAAACGCAGCAACTATTCAAACTAAATTTGATGTATATGAAGGAACTTTCTTTGGTGCTAGAACTAAATTCCCAATATTAGATGTAAATGACAATGAGATATTTAAAGTTGATTTTGATGGTTCTGATAGTGATATAGTTGATCTTACAAACAATCAAATTACTATTCCCAATCACTTCTTTGTAAGTGGTGAAGAAGTTGAGTATGCTATTGCACAACCAATAGTCGGATGCACAACTACAGGTATAGGAAGCACAGGTGATGCTATAGGAATTGCAGCAACACCTTCTACTTCTCCTGCAAGTGTAAGTTATCTTCCATCATCCGTCTTCATTATTAAGGTTAGTGATAGTGTGGTTAAACTAGCAGCAACAGCAGAGAATGCACTTAAATCAATTACAGTTCCACTAGAACTTTCCTCGGTTGGTGTTGGAACATCTCACAGTTTTATAAGTAAAAATCAAAATACAAGAGCATTAATATCAATTGACAATATGATTCAAAGCCCCATAGTGGGAACTGGTGTCACTACATCACTAGGTGCAGACTTCCCTAGAAGTGAAACAATCATGTTTACTTCGGGAATAACGTCATTCTTTAGTGGAGATATTATTCGAGTTGGTTCTGCTACTACTCATGAAATGATGAAGATAATAGCAGTTAACAACGCTGGTATTTCTAGTGCTATTAGAGTTCATAGAAATTGGATGGGAACTGATCTTATTGCCCATTCCAATCATGACATTGTTGAAAAAATGTCTGGTAATTACAATATTGTTGATAGCACACTTAACTTTGCCTCTGCACCAATTGGTAATAGACCAAAAGTAGGTGTAGCGACATCACCACCTAATGATAGAGATTTTGTTGGTATCACAACCACATCAAGTTTCAGTGGAAGAATCTTTAATAGATCTGGTATTAAGGGTGGAAGCACTAAAGCATATGCTGCAAACTATAATATTGATGACATATCACAACAGTTTGACGGTCAAACTAAAGAATTCACTCTTAAAGTTGATAAACAAAACGTAACTGGTATTGCAACAAACCTTGGTGTTGTATTAGTTAACGGTATATTGCAAGGTGCTGGTGCTTTAAATGATTACGCATTATCTGAGGTCTCTGGTATCACATCCATAACATTTACAGGAACTGCATCATCTATTGCTAATGATGTTAATAATGCATCAGTTCCAGTTGGTGGTATTATTGTTTCTGTAGCATCAAGTGAAGGATTTGGGTATCAACCGTTAGTTTCTGCTGGTGCTACGATACATTTCAACAATATTGGTGTTGCTACTGCAGTCAGCATTGGTAATAGCGGTTCTGGTTACAGAGTATCTCCAGGTTATGCTGGTCTAGGATCAGTTACTTCGATTGGTGGTGTTGGAATTGCGACTGTTGTTAATGTTGCTATTGCAGTAACAACCTCTGGAGGAACTCCAACTATTCAAAATATTGGAACTGCTGCAGTCACGAATGGTCGTGTTGTAAGTATCGCTGTTACAAATACAAATCCAATACCTGGTATAGGAACTCAAAATCCATCATCAGTAGGAACTGGTCAATCAACATTCATTGCAATTATAGATGCACCATTACCATATCAAGATATTCCTCTCTGGTATGATAATGATTCAACACCTGGTGTTGGTGGATCACAGGCAAGAGCAAATATCACAGTTGGTGTAGCAACTACAGGTGGTCGTGTCATCGACTTTGAAATAACAAACACTGGATTTGGATATAAGAATAATCAAGTATTAACAGTTCCTACTTTTGCAACTGCATCTGGCGAATCATATGCGGTTCCTATAGACGCTCATTTATTCAAACCATTTAAGTTAACATTAAACAGAGTTCATCATGATGAATTCAATATGTGGAGTATGGGAGAACTTCAAGCTATTGATGATTTCTCAAATTTATTTGATGGAACTAGAAAGGTATTCCCACTTACAGTTGCTGGTGAACCATTCGCTATACAGGCAAGAACAGGATCAAACATCGTTGTAAGAGATACTATTATTCTTACTATAAATGATGTTTTACAAGTGCCTGGTGAGGGTTACACATTTGATGGTGGTGGATCAATAACAATGACTGAAGCACCAAATGATGGTGATGTCATGAGAATGTTCTTCTATAGAGGAACTGGTGGTGAGGATGTAAAGGATAGAGATATTGTAGAAACTGTTAAAGTTGGTGATGACTTACAGGTTGGATTTGATCCTGCTTATAACACAAGAACATTTTTAGAATTCCCAAGAACTGTATCTGAGATTGTATCGTCAAGTCAAGTTGATACTAATCAATACTATGGAAGAGGTTTAGGTGATTCTGAAACAGAAACCAGACCTGTTAAATGGTATAGACAAATTGAAGATAAGTATATCGATGGAAGAATAGTTCGTAAAGACAGGCCATTATATGAACCTAACCTATTCCCAACAGCATACCTAATACAATCTGTTGGTGTTGGTTCAACATCTATATTCATTGATAACTGTAAACCATTCTTTAATCCAGAAAATGAAAACCCAGTAAACAGAGATTTCCAAAAGGATATTCAGATTGTTAACGCAAGTCATGAGTATGAATTCCTTGCAGGTGCTGCTGCAACGGCTGTCGTTTCTATCGCTGGAACAATCTCAAGTATTGAAATATCTGATGGTGGAGAGGGTTATACTGCTGCACCTACAGTTAAAATACAACAACCTGTAAGTATTGGTAATACAGGATTTGCTGGTATTGGAAGCACAACTATAGCAATAGCGACTGCTACAATAAGTAACGGAGTTGTAAATGCAATTACGGTAGGAGTTAATTCTGGAATAGGTTATACATCTGCTAAACCTCCTGCGGTCTTTATTGCTCCACCTACATATGTTAGGGAAGAAAATACTATTGATTTATATGAGGGAGACTTTGGTATTGTTACTGGAGTTGGTATATGTTCAAACATCTCTAGAGCAAATGGTGTAGGAATTGGTATTGGAACTGCAGTTGTATTTGACCTGTATATTCCAAAACATTCTCCATTAAGAGATGAGAATGTCACTAGCCCTGATCCTATTTCAGTGAGTGGATTGACAACTGGATTCTTCTTTACAGTTAGTGGTTCTAATATTGGTTCTGGAGTTACTTCACTAGATAGGGCTGGTCGTTATGTTGGAGTTGGAACAACTGCTTTAGATAATATCTTTGAGGTATCTCATCACGTTGGAATTACAACTGTTGGATTTGGTTCTGATCAAGCAGAATCGGCAACAAGAGTATTCTGTAGAGTTCTAGGTTGGAACGGATTAGAGAACACTGTTGGTTATTCTACATTAAATCAAGGTCTATCAACATCATTCATAGGTGACTACAGTTGGGGTCGATTACAACTAACAGATAGACAAATAGCACAGGCTTACACGATTAATACTACTAACGGTATCACTGGTATTAAGACTGGCCCACAGGTTAAGAGAAAGACGGCTCTTAAATCTGAGAATTATGTCGTCTAAATAAATAAAAAAAGTGTAATCAAAGTTCATGTCGGCAATCATAACGGATCAAATAAGAATATTAAATGCAAAGAATTTCGTTGCTGGTGTATCCACTTCGACTAACTCTTACTATGCTTTTGTAGGTTTACCAAACCCCACAAGTATCGTATCAACATGGGATTCTGCTCCTCCAGCACCCATTGATAGTTTCAATAATATGAATGATTATTATGATACTATGCTTGCTGTTAAAAGAATAACTTCTGCTGATGTAAAACAAATTGTTCCAAAATTGAACTGGAGTTCTGGAACAACATATGACTACTATAGACATGACTACAGTATCTCTAATGCACCACCAAACTCTGGTGGAACATCATTATATACTGCAAATTTCTTTGTTGTTAATAGTGACTTTAGGGTTTATATTTGCTTACAGAATGGAACAACACCAGAAACACCTGATGGTAAACCATCTCTAGACGAACCAACTTTTACGGATTTGGAACCAAGAAGTGCTGGAACATCTGGTGACGGATATATTTGGAAATACTTATATAGTATAAAACCAGCAGACTTAGTTAAGTTTGATTCTACAGATTTCATGCCAGTTCCTTTGAACTGGGGAGATAATGCTGCAGATGCTGCTGTTAAAAACAATGCTACAGATGGTGGTATAAAAATTGTTGTAGTTAAGAATAGAGGAACTGGTATAGGAACTGCTAACCAAACTTATACTAGAGTTCCAATTAAAGGTGATGGATTTAACGCAGAGTGCACAGTTGTTGTCAACAATGATGCTCAAATAGAAAGTGTCACAATATCTAATGAAGGATTTGGATATACTTACGGTAACGTTGATTTAGCTGCTGGATCAGTTCCAACACCTACATCTCCACCAACTCTTGATGTTATCATTCCACCACCTGGTGGTCATGGTTCTGATATCTATAGAGAATTAGGTGCAACCAATGCTTTACTTTATGCAAGAATTGAAAATGATGCAGAAAACCCAGACTTCATAACAGGAAACCAAATTGCTAGAATAGGTATTTTAGAAAATCCTAAATCATTTGGTTCTGACCAGTTACTTACATTAGACAAGGCAAGTGCTGCCTATGGATTAAGATTAACAGGAACTGGATATAGCTCTGTAACATTTACTGCAGATAGTTTAATATCTCAAACAACTGGAACTGGTGTTACTGCTTATGGAAAAGTCATTGCATATGATCAAACAACAGGTGTTTTAAAATATTGGCAAGATAGAACTATCGCTGGTTTTGTAACTGCGACTGGTTCTGTTTCAACTGCACAAACAGCAACTGCTGCGATTTATGGATATAACACAACAAGATTTACTGCAGATCCATCTTCTGGTGGTAACGTAACTATTGTTGGTGGTAGTTCTAATTTATCAATTAGCACAACATTTACAGGTCTTTCCACCTCAATAAATAATAGAACCTACTACCTTGGTCAAACATTTACTAAGGGAGTTTCTAACCCAGAAATTGACAAATATTCTGGAAATATGATTTATGTTGATCACAGACCATCAATTACAAGATCTTCCAACCAAAAAGAAGACATCAAAATAATATTACAGTTCTAATTAACTATGGCTCAGCAAACCAACCTTAACGTTTCACCATATTTTGATGATTTCGACCCGAATGATAATTATCATAAGGTTCTTTTCAAGCCTGGTTATCCTGTTCAAGCAAGAGAATTAACAGGTCTTCAGTCTATATTACAAAATCAAATTGAAAAATTTGGTCAACATTTCTTTAAAGAGGGTGCAAAAGTAATACCAGGTAACACTGCGTATTCCTCTGAGTATTTTGCTGTTGAATTAAATAATAGTCATCTAGGAGTTCCTGTAGAATTTTATATTGATCAGTTAATTGATAGAAAAATAATTGGTGCGACAACTGGTGTAACTGCGATAATTAAACAGATTCTCATGTCTGAGAATAGTGAGAATGGTAATTTAACACTCTATATTTCATACATGTCATCTGGTGTAGAGGATAATAATATTAAGGTTTTTGCTGATGGAGAATTATTAATAGCAGATAGTGATATTGTTTCAGGGCCACAAAATAATGCCTTTATACCTTCAGGAGAATCATTTGCTTCATGTATTGCTAATAATGCAACATCTACAGCTGCATCTTTCTCTATATCTAACGGTGTTTACTTTATCAGGGGTAATTTCGTCACTGTTCAAGATGAAACAATTTTATTATCACAATATGGTAACACTCCTAGTGCTAGAATTGGTTTAAGAATAGAAGAAGATATAATCAATGCTGATGAAGATGAAACATTAGCAGATAACTCAAAAGGATTTAATAACTATGCTGCACCTGGTGCAGATCGTCTAAAAATATCATGTAGTTTGTTTGCTAAACCATTAGATGATTTTAATGACTCTAACTTTATTGAATTAGCAGTTATACAAGATGGTGTTTTAAGATCTCAGAAAAAGAATACAGAATATAGTTTTATTAGAGATGAATTAGCTCGTAGAACATTTGCAGAGTCTGGTGACTACATGGTTAAGAGTTTTGATGTCACTATGAAAGACTCTTTAAATGATGGAATTAAAAATGGTGGAATATATAACGAGGGTCAATTTACACAGGGTGGAACATTAGCATCTGATGATCTGGCATTATATCAAGTTTCACCAGGTAAAGCATTTGTAAAAGGATATGAGGTTGAGACAATTAGTTCAACATATGTTGATGCACCTAAACCAAGAACTTCAAAAAGATTGGAGAGTCAAGGTGTTGCATATAAAACAGGAAATTCTGTCAGACTTAATAATGTATACGGTGCACCTCAAATTGGAATTGGAAATACATTCATTGTTAGTTTAAGAGATCAAAGACAGGGTGCTAGTCAAATAAGTGTAAGTGGAGAAGAAATTGGTGTTGCTAGAGTTTATGATTTTGCTTTAGAGTCTGGTTCTTACACCTCTTCTAATTCTGCTGTTAATGAGTGGGATACATCACTTTATGATATTCAATTATATTCTAAGGTAACTTTAAACGAACCAGTTACACTTACAATACCAACTCAGATAAAAGGAAAGTATAGTGGTGCTACAGGATTTTTAGTTTCTGCAGTCTCTAACAGCACATCTTTACAAATTTATGAAAAGAGTGGAGAGTTTGTAACCAATGAACCATTTGAGATAAATGGAATATCAAATAATCGTGTTGCAACTGCTATAACATCTTTTGGTATGCAGGATGTAAAATCAATCTATGGTGGCCCTTCAGCGTCTATTGGGCCAGGTGTTGTCGGTGCAGCAAAAACATTTAATGGAGATGTGATACAAAGACCAGTTATTGATTTTGGTAATGCTCAATTTACCGCAAAAGATAATGCAACAGGTGTATGCACAGTTACTAGTGAAAGTTCATTATTCCCTAGCTCATTAAAAGTTGGTAATATATTATCATTTGGTGGATTGGGTAATAACGTTCCATCATTTGCAAGAATAACAGAAGTTAATACAAACGACGTTAAAGTTACTGGTGTTAGCACAGTCACTGGTGTTGCAAGTGGTGCTATTCCAACATCATCCACACAAGTTTCTAGTCTAAAACTCCAAACATCACCATTAGAGAGATCTACTGAAAGTAAATTATATGCGTTAATGCCAAAAGCATTTATTTCAGATGTTGATCTTACAAACTCATCATTGACAATTAGAAAAGAATTTACTGTTGATGTAGCACTTAATCCAAATACAGGATTAGGTCAACTTACCTCTGCACTTGCTGCAGGAACAAACGAATCTTTCTTACCATTTGATGAAGAGAGATATGTCTTTATGAGATCTGATGGAACAACTGTTGCATTAAGAGATGACATGTTTACCTTTACTACAGGTAATACAGTATTACAAATAGAAGGTTTAGGAGCAGCGACAACTGGGTGCACATTAATCGCAACTCTTACAAAATCTAAACCATCTGCAAAAATAAAAAGATTAAATCGTGTAAATGCTACTGTCGTTAATTATTCAAAAGAATCTGGATCTGGTATTGGTGCGACAACTTTAAATGATGGATTAACATTTGGAAACTTCCCTATTGGAACTAGAGTTCAAGATAATAAAATATCATTAAATGAGGCAGATGTTATTGGTATTCATGGTATTTTTGAATCCACTGATACTTCAGAGGCCTCTGCACCTAAGATGACTTTAACATCTTTAAATGGCCCATCAGGAAAAACAACTGATTTAGTTATTGGTGAGCAATTTACAGGGCAAAATAGTGGTGCTGTGGCGATTGTTGCTGAGTCTTTAACAGATTCTCAAATTACATATATTACTCTTAATGAAACTGCATTTGAAGAGGGTGAAGTTGTAGTATTTAAAGAAACAACTGTTCAAGGTTTGATCACGACTTTAGATAATCCTAGTAAAAACATATCAGCAAATTATACATTTACTAATGGTCAGAGAAGCACTTTCTATGACTATGGTTTTATTACCCGAAGATCAAATGCAAAAGCACCTAAGAAACAACTAAAAATATATTTTAAAAATGGTTTTTATGAGACTACTGATGAAGGTGATATAACAGTTAAAAACTCTTATGATAGTTTCAACTATAGTAAAGAAATTCCCATGATTAATGGTGAATATGTAACTGACACAATTGATATAAGACCAAAAGTTTCTAGTTATACTGTTGCTGAAAATGTAAGATCTCCTTTTGAATTTAAGGGTAGAGTATTTACAGCATCTGGAAGTTCTGCTGCAAATATATTAGCATCAGACGAAACTATTACTGTTGATTTTTCACACTTTGTTGGAAGAATTGATAGAATCTTTTTAGATAAAACTGGTAGATTTCAAATTAAATATGGTGATCCCTCAGAAAAAAGGGAAAGGCCAACAGGAGTTGATGATGCTATAGAAATTGCAAGTATTGTTTTACCTCCATACTTATTTTCTCCTAAACAAGCAAGCATTGATTTCTTAAAATATAAGAGATATAGAATGCAAGATATTAAAGAACTTGAAGATAGGATTAAGAATCTTGAATACTATACATCATTGTCTATGTTAGAAACTCAGACATCAAATTTATTTGTTGCTGATGCTGATGGATTGAATAAATTTAAATCTGGTTTCTTTGTTGATAATTTTACAAGTCTTAAACCACAGGAAACAAGAGGATTTAAAGTAAAATGTAGTTTAGACCCTGCTCATAACGAATTAAGACCACAACATTATTGCACCTCAATAGATCTAATGCCAGGCCCTGTTGAGGGTGTTGCTGCAGGAACTGATCGTGCTTTTCTTGCTGCTGAAGGAACAAATGTAAGAAAAACTGAAGATGTTGTCACTCTTGATTATACCGAAACTGAATGGTTAAGTCAGCAGTTTGCAACTAGAACAGAAAGTGTTACTCCTTTCTTAGTAAGTTTTTGGCAAGCAACTGTTAAATTAGCACCATCAACAGACACATGGACAGACACTGCTAGACTCGATGCAAAAATAATTCAACAAGAAGGTAACTTTGCAGGAATCATGGCACAGGCAATGCAAGAGTTTGGTGTTGACCCACAGACTGGAATGGCTCCTATACAATGGAATTCATGGGAAACTAACTGGAGTGGTCAAGATTTTTCAGAACGTAAAGTTAATAGAACAGAAACAAGCACAGTAACTGAAGAAGAGATTATTAAAGCAGGTTGGATTAACGGTGGATCTGGTGTTAACCATTCACAAGATGTTACCACAACAACTACAACAACTTTTGAAGATACTATTCGTGACACATTTAGAGTTGATAATCAAACTAGAAATGGAACTAGAAAGGTTGTTACAGAGCAGTTTGATAATGAATCTTTAGGAGATAGAGTTGTAAGTCGTGACGTAATCATGACAATGCGTTCTAGAAACGTGGAGTTTAGAGTCACTAAATGTAAACCACTTACACAGTTATATGGATTCTTTGATGGTGTTGCAGTTACTCAATATTGCACTCCTAAGTTAACAGAAATTACCATGCAATCTGGAACTTTCCAAGTTGGTGAGACTGTTATTGGAAAAATGCCAGGATCTGGTGTTGTTGCAGAAGGAACTGATGTTCCTGCTATTAGATTCAGAGTAGCACAATCAAATCATAGAGCAGGCCCATATAACGCTCCTACAGAAGTTTTCCAAAAAAATCCTTATATATCTCAAGTTGGTGCTACTGGTCTAGAAACATTCTTAGGAACACCAGGAGTTGTTCAACTTGCATCTGCTAGTGGTGGTGCTACAGATATGCCAGCAACATACTCTGCTACATCAACAATATTAAACGTTGATACTAAATCAATGAGTGATCAAGCTCAGGGAGATTTCTATGGATATATTAACACTGGAATGGAACTTAGAGGTTCAAGTAGTGGTGCTACAGCAGTTGTATCAAATAGAAGATTAATTTCTGATCTCGGTGCTAATTTAATTGGTAGTTTTTATATTCCAAATCCAAATACTGGTAATCATCCAAGATTTGAAACAGGAACTAAAACATTTACTGTAATTGATAATACTACTAATGATCAGGAAAACACAGACACATTTGGTGAAGATAATTACACTGCTGCTGGAACTTTAGAAACTGTTCAAGAAAATATTATTTCTACTAGAAATGCAATCATTCAAACAAGACCTACTAAAGATGAAAGACAGGTTAGAACATTAACAGGTTCTACTGTTATGAAGACAGAGGCGATTAGTACAGCACAAGCAGAAACTGGAAGACAAGATCGTTGGTATGATCCATTAGCACAATCTTTCCAAGTTACTGAAGAGGGTGGTATCTTTATAACAAGTTGTGATATCTACTTCCAAACTAAAGATGATATGGATATTCCAATGACATTCCAAATCAGAACAATGGAAGGAGGAACTCCAACACAAAAAGTTTTACCATTCTCTGAAATAATTAAAGCTCCTGATCAAATTAATGTTTCTACAAACGGAACTGTGGCAACTAGATTTACATTTGAATCGCCAGTATATCTTGAGGGTGCTAATACAGAATATGCCATATGTTTAGCATCGTGGTCAACTAAGTATAAAGTATTCATATCAAGGATTGGAGAATCTGATTTACTGACTGATGAATTTATATCACAACAACCATATTTGGGATCATTATTTAAGTCGCAAAATGCTTCTACATGGGAACCAAGTCAGTGGGAAGATCTTAAATTTGTAATTAATAAAGCGGTATTTGAAACTAGTGGAACAATGGAGATATACAATCCCATTTTATCTGAGGGTAATAATCAAGTTGCAAAATTAATGCCGAATCCAGTTAATATTAACTCCAAGAGAGTTAGACTTGGTATCGGTCAATCATTAGGAGACACTGTTCTTACATTAGGTAACACAATCAATCAATTATCATTTAGTGATGGTGATAACGATTTTAGTGCTGCATCAAATGCTTCTGGTGATTTTGTTGGTAGTGCTGGTATTGGAACAGGTAATATGGGTATCATCAATGCTGGTTTAGGATATACACCTGCGTCTGGAACATTTGATTTTGTGGGAGTTGGTCTTACTAATATAACTGCTGGTGGTGATTTCATGACCGCAGATATAAGAGTTACTGATGGTGTTGTGGCCATAGCGACCATTAGATCATCTGGTAGTGGATTCCAACAAGGTGATGTTCTTGGCATAGCAACAATTGGAAATAATAATGTTGGTAGAAACGCAAGACTCTCTATTGTTTCTATTGGTAGAACAGATGAATTAATAGTTGATAATGTTCAAGGAGATTTTGCCTTGAATGGAAGATTGACATACACACATCCTATTACTGGTTTAACAACATCATTGAATACAACAGTTGGTGCTTCGTCAACTAATGCTAGAATCACTACTCTAGAAAAAATTACATCTGTAAGTGATGGTTTACATTTCACTGTTGACCATAGAAATCATGGTATGCATCATGAACAGAACAGAGTAACAGTTTCTGATGTTGAAACTGATGTTCCTCCAACCAAATTATCATTACCTTATGGTTCCAGTTCTACTTCAACAATATCTGTTGAAAGCACTGATAACTTTACTACATATGAGAATGTTTCTGTAGGAGCAACAAATCCAGGCCTATTACAGATAGGCGATGAAGTTATCAAATATACTGGTGCTTCTGGTGGATCAATTACAGGTATCACTAGAGGAAATAATGCTAAAGGATACATTAAAGGATCACCAGTTCGTAAATATGAGTTGGGTGGTGTATCTCTTGCAAGAATTAACAGAACTCACTTATTAAGTGAAGTTACTGACACAGATCCTGCTCCAATAACCTTTGATAGTTACACTGTTAAAATTAACACTGGAGCTTTAACTGCTGCACAAACTGGATTACCATTTACTGTTCCTGATAGATCAAGTGGTTCAAGTGCTGCAAGTAATCCTAAACTATACTTTAATGATACTAAATCAACTGGTGGTTATGATGCTCATGCAACACAAAATATTCCGTTCCAAATCATTTCACCAAACATCGCAAACATGACTGTGCCTGGCACTACGTTATCTGCTGCTATGAAATCTATATCTGCAGCAAGTCTTAATGATGGTGGTGGTCAAGGAGTTGATGTTCCATTCTTAGATAAAGGAAGTGAGAGTATCACTTTAAATAAATCAAACTATTTAAATTCACCAAGAATGGTTGCATCAAGAGTTAATGAAACTAACAATACAGTAACTCAAAATTCACCTGGTGATAGATCACTTAACATGACACTTACCTTAGAAACATCTAATCCAAACTTATCTCCTGTTGTAGATTTACAAAGAATGAGTGCAGTTTTAGTTTCTAATAGAGTTGATGCTCCTATTACAAATTATAAACAAGATCCTAGAGTTAATACTCTACTTGACGATCCAACATCATGTCAATATGTTTCTAGAGAAAATACTCTAGCAAACTCTGCATCATCAATTAAGATCTTACTTGATGCACATATTAATGAATACTCTGATATTAGAGCGTATTATGCAATTAGTGCCACTCCAAACTTTGATCCTATATTTGAACCATTCCCTGGCTATAAGAACTTAAATGATCAAGGTCAGGTAATTAATTCTGCTGAAAGTGATGGTTTACCTGATAGGTTTATTCCCAAATCAGATGCAGCAGGATTCAAGAGTAGTGAATTGACATTTAGAGAATATGAATTCAATATGGAAGATCTTCCACCATTCAAATACTATAGAGTAAAATTTGTTTTAACATCATCAAATCAAACTTATGTTCCTAGAGTCTCTGATTTAAGAGTTATTACTTTAGCATAATGAAAGATTTTATTCCAGTTGAAGGTAATAGTGATTTAGTTAGAGATCCAAAAACTGATCAAATAATTAACACTAATGCAAGTGCATATCAACAATATATTAATCGTCGTGAACAACGTAAACGTGAAAAGGAAAAATCTTTAAACGTCGAAGAAGATCTTGCTAATCTAAAAAGTGAATTAAGTGAGATTAAATCTTTACTAAAGGAGTTAGTAAATGGCAACTAAAAAAATTACTTTCGATCCAGAAGCTGGAGTTGCTTATGCAGCAAATTTTGCCATGCTTGGCGGTGCTAATTTTGAAGGTAACTTTGAAGTTGTAGGAACATCAAATACTGCATTTAATCTTGAGGGATATTCTGGTTCATCTCAGATGACTAAGAGTGTTTCCATAGGATCAACTGCTTTCCCTACAGCAACTTTTGCTGTTGGGTTTACAAGTGCTGCTGATGGTAAAATTCGTATATCACTTGGTGGAACACAGACTAAACTCATAGAGGAAGGTCGATATGTATATGATGTCATTGTTAGTTCTGGAAATACGTTTTACAGACTGGTTGATGGTAACATTCTTGTTCAACCAGGCATATCGTCAATCTCCGCACTATAAATATGGATAGAGGTATAGTATAAATGGCCCAACCATCCACCAGATCAGAATTAATCACCTATGCTAAAAGGCAATTAGGTGCACCAGTATTAGAAATCAACG